AAGAACCGTATAATCGAACCACTGCATTCTCGTTGTGGTGTCTATGAGTTTAATACTACTAAGAAGACACTCGCACAACTATGTGGCCAGTTCATGAAGAGACTACAGACTATTCTCAAGGACGAAGGTGTAGAATATAAAGAAGAAGTAATTGCAGAAGTAATTAGTAAATATGCACCCGATTGGAGAAGATGTCTAAACGAATGTCAAAGGAATGCGATTGGTGGTACAATCAATACGGACATTCTAGTAAACAAAGAGGACTCGTTTGATGATTTATATTCTGCATTGAAACAAAAGAACTTTAAACAAATGAGAACGTGGGTAGTAAATAATATTGATGTAGACCCAGTTGCAATCATTCGTGGTGTCTATGATACTATGTATGAGAAAGTACAACCCGAGAGTATCCCACAATTAGTTTTGATACTTGCGGACTATCAATACAAAAATAGTTTTGTTGCAGACCATGAACTAAATATGGTTGCGTGTTTAACCGAAGTAATGGCCAATGTTAATTTTAGATAGTTTTGAAATAAAAAACCCAGATAAGATTGAAAAACTTATTATGGAAAATGCACATACAGATGCATCAAAAACTTCTGCATTGATTGATTTGCACAACTATGGAAAAATATATCAACCTTATTACGAAAAATCTGTAAACAAAACAGAAATACCATTTCTTTGGACTACAATGCAATATGATATACATACAAATATAAAAAGATTTATAAAAGAAGATTTTGATATCGTTGACTTATGGGCTATGACATTTGAGAATGGAGAAGGGGTCACATCACATGACCACACTTATGGCACAAACCCAGATAATCAACCAAGAAAAATAGACTACACTGCAGTTTACTATTTAAAAACTGAACAAGATTGTGCAGAAATATTTTTTCCAGATGAAGGATTAAGACTACAACCTAAAGTTAATCAGTTTATAATGTTTGATGCAAATATAAGACATGGGGTGGAAGCCTCTATAAGTAATAAGGTAGATAGGATTTCTATCTCAATGGATATAGTAAAGAAATGAACCCATTTGAATTTTTAAACGCAATCAACTATACCAAGAAAGATTTAATGGTAGACCCAGAGAGTGAGAAAGATTATAACTCATTCGTAATCAATAGGTCGTTATCATACTTTCCTGATACCGTTGCGATTGCAAATGAGATGAACAAGTATCATCATTTAGATAATCGTCTACAATTCTCATTTCTTATAAATATAATTAGAAAGAGAAAAAGGTTTAGTAAATGGATTAAACCGCAAATAGAAGATGATATTGAAGTGGTAAAAAAGTATTATGGATATAGTAATGAAAAGTCAAGACAAATACTCCCACTACTTACTCCGCAACAAATAAATGTCATTAGGAAAAAAGTGAGCAAAGGTGGAAGAAAATAATATAGTAAATTGGACTCCCGCAAATATGTTAGAAATAACACTTGCAGAGCCAGATGATTTTTTAAAAGTCAGAGAAACTCTAACACGTATCGGTGTTGCATCTCGTAAAGAAAACAAGTTATTTCAATCATGTCATATACTACACAAACAAGGAAGATACTTTATAGTACATTTCAAAGAGTTGTTTATGTTAGACGGAAAGAAATCTAATCTAGAACAATCAGATATAGAAAGAAGAAATACAATTGCAACTCTATTAAGTGATTGGGGACTAGTAGAAATACAGAACACGGAACAAGCAAAGGAATGTAGTTCCCTAAAACAAATAAAGATAATACCATTCAAGGAAAAGAACGAATGGGAATTATGTCCAAAATATAATATCGGAAACAAATGAACAAGAATGTACTAATAAATCTTAGTCCACTCATTGCAGTTTTCTTTTTCAGTTTAGTCGTTGCGGGTTGTTCAATGATGCCTGGAATACCATTGACTGATAAGAAGTGGGGTGCAAAACCAAATACTAATATATGTTTTTTTAATAACAAGGGAAATCCTATTTGCGAAAAAAGACTTAACGGAACTATCTTATGTGGTAAGACAGAAGTTGGTCAAGAGATTTGCGTAGATATGACTCCCGCAACTATATACTAATATGCCTACAAAATACAAACCAAGTGAAGTGAAGATTGATAGACAAACTAAAAAAAAGTCTATCCAACATTATTATACAAAACAACTGTCTCAAGAAGAATTGTTTACGATGTTGAACGCAGAGAATACAAAACCTAAACTCAAACAAAAGATTAGAAACGAATTATCTAGACGGGGTGTCAGAATAGTAAAGAGTAATAAACAAGCTGGTGTTTGTTGAAATCTAAAAATTCGTCCCCATATATATAATATAGAGAGAATGCTCGGGTGAGGTTCTCCATAAACTTGCTAATATAGGAGTAGATATGACTACAATAGAAGCGTTTGGACAATTCCGTCCATTTACAATAGGTTTCGATACTATCTTTGATAAACTATCCGAAGCCGCAGTACCACACAACGGTGGTATTAACATTCCATATAACATTATCAAGAGAAGTGAATACTCTTGGTTTATTGAAATGGCAGTTGCTGGTTTCAATAAAAAGAATGTTGATATTGAACTCAAAGAAAATAATCTGACGATTACTTGTTCTAAAGAAAATAAGACTCCACCAGAAGATGCAATTGAGTTTATACACAAAGGTATTGCAGAAAGAAACTTTTACAAAACTTTTGCACTTGCAGAACATGTTGAAGTAAAAGGTGCAGAAATAGTTGACGGTATTCTATCAATTGAATTGATTAGAAATATTCCTGAGAAGGATAAACCTAAAACTATAAAAATCAAATAACTTTTATTTGTGGTCAAGGGGTAGAAATATCCCTTGACTTTTTTTGATTAATACTATATAATATACAACAATGGATTTTTATACAAATGTTTCTCGTTTTGGAAACAACTTACTTTACATAGGATACAAAGGCGGACAGAGAATTCAAAAAAGAATTCCGTTTAAACCAACCTTGTATGTTTCTACACCCAAACCTAAATCTGGTTGGAGAACTTTATTTGACGAACCCGTAGACCCAATAGAGTTTGACTCTATGCGTGATGCAAAAGATTTTGAGAAAAGATATCAAGGAGTAGAAACTTTTAATATTTTCGGAATGAATGATTTTGTATCGCAGTTCATTGCACAAAAATATCCTGACGAAATAAAGTTTGACCGTGATACTATTTCAGTCACAAGTTTTGATATCGAAGTACAATCCGATGAAGGTTTCCCCGAACCAAAATATGCAGACTATCCTATCACTGCAATCACTACAAAGAATAACAAAGAGAATGTTTATCGTACTTGGGGTTGTGGAGATTATAATCCCGCAGAGAATGTTCTCTATACTAAATGTCAGAATGAAGCCGCACTCTTACATAAGTTCCTAGATTATTGGAAAAAAAATTATCCTGACATTGTCACGGGTTGGAATAGTATTAGTTTTGATATGGTTTATATTGTCAATCGTTTGCGTAAAATGTACGGAGAAGATAAGATAAAAGAATTATCTCCTTGGGGTCATGTCAATGAAGATAAAGGAACAGACTACTATGGTAAAGAAGCAATCACTTACGAATTACTTGGTATCACTCAATTAGACTACAAAGAAATATTTAGAAAGTTTACTTACAATACTCTTGGAGAACAAGAGTCATATACTTTAAATAATATTGCACACGTAGTTCTTGGAGAAGGTAAGATATCATATGAAGAACAAGATAGTTTATTTGCATTGTACAAGAATGACTATCAAAAGTTTATTGACTATAATATAAAAGACGTAGAACTTATTGATAGACTTGAAGAGTCACTTGGATTAATTACTTTATCACTTACTATGGCCTATCGTGGTGGAGTAAACTATCGTGACGTACTTGGAACAACTAAGATATGGGATAATATAATTTATCGTATGTTGAACAAGAATAAAGTTGTTTGTCCACCAAAAGAAGAAAAATCTAAATCAAGTTTTGTTGGTGGTTATGTAAAAGAACCGCAAGTAGGCAGTCATGAGTGGGTCGTATCTTTTGATTTGAATTCACTGTATCCAAATATTATTATACAGAATAATATGTCTCCCGAAACAGTGGTAGACGGTTTAGTCAATACTTCTCTAGAACATGTACTTAGAAAACAAACTGAGATTGATACTACTTATGCGACTGCACCCAATGGTGCAAGATTTAAAAAAGATAGACAAGGTGTGATACCATATGTAATTCAAAAGTATTACGAAGAAAGAGTTGACATTAAAAAAGAAATGTTAGAATTAAAACAAGAGTATGAGTCTACACCAACCAAGTCTTTATCAAATAGAATATCACATTTAGATAATCAACAAATGTCTATCAAGATTTTAATGAACTCATTGTATGGTGCATTGGGTAATCGTTGGTTTAGATACTTTGACCAAAGAGTTGCAGAGTCAATTACTCTTGGTGGTCAACTATCTATTCTATGGGCAGAAAGAACTGTCAATAAAGAAATGAATAAACTAATGTCTACTGACGATGTAGATTATGTGATTGCAATTGATACTGACTCTCTCTATATTAATATGGGAGAACTCGTCCAAAAATTTAATCCTAAAAATCCAGTTAAGTTTTTGGACGAGATTTGTAAAACACATTTTGAGAAAGTCCTAACTAAATCTTACGAAGAACTTGCAGACTATACGGGTGCAATGTCTAATCGTATGGAAATGGGTAGAGAAGTTATCGCAGACAAAGGTATTTGGGTTGCAAAGAAAAGATATATTCTAAATGTTCACAACTCAGAAGGTGTACAATATAAAGAACCTAAACTTAAGATTATGGGTATTGAAGCAATCAAGTCATCAACTCCAGAGTTGGTTCGTGATAACATGAAAAAACTATTTAAGATTATTGTTGCACAAACACAAAATGATGCACAACACTTTGTAAGTGTATTCAAAAATGTATTCAAAGACTCTCCCGCAGAAGATATATCTTTTCCGAGAGGAGTTCGTCATGTGAAAAAATATGCAGACAGAAATACTATTTACGGAAAAGGAACACCAATACATTCTAGGGGTTGTCTATTATATAATCATTATCTCCGACAAAATAATTTAACATTAAAATATGAAGAGATAAACAATGGAGAAAAAATTAAATACACTTATTTAAAAACTCCTAATCCAATAAATGAAAATGTGATTTCTTTTAAAAATGTTTTACCAAAAGAATTAAACCTAAATAAATATATCGACTATGATAAAATGTTTTCAAAAACTTTTCTTGAACCACTCGAACCAATCTTTGATGCAGTTGGTTGGAGTGCAGAACCAAAAGCATCACTCGAGGATTTTTTTGGGTAATGGCACAAGTACATGAAATGATTTATATGAAGATGACTAATGGAGAGTACATCTATGGAACTAATTTAGATATTGGTAAGTATAGTGTCAAACACAAATGCGAATGCGAACGTGAGTTTGACCACGTACCACCATGCAAGTTAGAAGGACAAGGTGGATACTCAGACGGGTCAAAAGCATTTAAGTATGTTGGTACAGACCATGACCCAATGACTCACTCGCACCCACCGAGTAAAGAACAACTTCATACTGACGCATGGGGTAAAAAAGTTTTTAAGAAAACAAATGGTTGGGATTATGAAACGGGTGAATTTATTTACAACGAAAAATGGTAGGAGTAATTATGGATTATATTATTGCAATTTTACAAGTTATGGGAATAGTAATTCTATGTTATTTTTTTGTGACCTATGGAATATCAGGTAAACTGAAAAATTTATTATCAGAAGCTTGGGGTGCCATCTTGTGGCTTATTGGAATGAAAAAATTTATTAATAAGGATAAAGAAGATAGAGATGGCGGTTGGTAAAAAAGAAAAAGAACTTGCAAAGAAATTAGGTATTAAACCTTTATCAGAAGCAAAAGAAAAGAAACATCAAGAAATGATGAAGAAGTATCGAAAGATATGGAAAGAAAGACAATGCATACATTGGGTAGACTCTTCCGATTGACATTTCTTGTTATATCATGTATAATATGGGAAAATGTATAGTCTAACTATTTTTAAAAACACATATGACAATAAGACGCATAGGACTATGCAGTTTCAGTCATGGGACAAATTTGCATTGTTGTTATATGAGTTATCCAATAAGGAAGGTGTAAAAGGTGGAAATAATAGTTCTTCTCTTATTAGTCCTGCTGAGTTTCACAAGGGTGGGACAAGGAGTAATAAGAATGTTAATAAATGGGGTTCTTGGGCTTGTCTTGATTGCGATAGTTTTATACTTGATAACAATCCTTGTACTGAACCTGATACTGTTCGCAGTTTAGAAAAACAACTTTATCAAATGTTTGGTGCATACGAATACATATGTTATAGTACTGCATCATCTACAGTTAAGAAACCAAAGTTTCGTTTAGTCTTTCCCTTGACCAAAGAAGTCCACGCAAAAGATTTATCTCACTTCTGGTTTGCAATGAATAAAGAATTTAAAGATATTGGTGATGAACAAACTAAAGACCTTGCAAGAATGTATTATGTTCCCGCACAATATCCAAACGCATATAACTTTTATTTTAGAAACAGTGGTATTACACTTGACCCACAAATGTTAATGGAGAAACATTCTTATATTGAAAACAAGGGTAAGAACTTTCTAGATAGATTACCACCAGAGTTGCAACAAGCAGTTGTTGAACATCGTAAGAGTAAACTAGATAATACTAATTATAGTTGGAGTGGGTTTTCTGATTGTCCGTTTTGGTCTAAGAAACTTGAAACAGAATATCGTGCGATTACTGAAACGGGTTGGTACTATAAGATGTATCAGATTATGGTTGCAGTATGTGGTAATGCAGTATCGAAAGGTTATCCTATTACTGCAGAACAAGTCGCAGTATTATGTAAAGAGTTTGACGGGGTCACGGGTGGTTGGTATAAAAATCGTGATATGGTAAAAGAGTCAGATAGAGCATTAGAGTATGTCTACAGAAACAGAAGTTAAACCCGTGAAAATATTAGTCACTGGTGGTGCGGGATTTATTGGAAGTCATCTAATGAATTCTTTACTAACAAAAGAATATGATTTATATTGTGTCGGAGTAGACAACTTTAATAATTACTATGACCCACAACTAAAG